CGGCGTTGCCCCAACCGCTCTGCGTGCGGCCGAAATTGTCGTACGCCAGGCGAAGCCGATAGCGGATCGGGGTGTTCACGCCGATCCGGCCGTACAGAGAGCTGTTCGGGTTTCGGGACGCGAGCAGGCCGTCACGCAGGTCGAAGACGACGGTCGAGTCGGCCGCCTCCACCGTAGCGGCCTCGTCGTCGCGGCCGACGTTCAACTCGATGTCGGCACTCTGCCGCCGGTAGGCGGAAACGTCCATCCACTGCCAGAGCGACGGCGAGCCGTCCGGATCGGCGTCAGGCGCGATGTCGACGCGGATGTCAGGCACTGGCCCTCACCGTTCCGCCGACCGGGCCCTTGACCCGGATCGACTTGTTCAGCCACCTGCGGAATTCGGTCTCCGCGCCCTCGATGACCAGCGTCACCTGCGGCGGGTCCTGCCGGCCGACGCCCTGCGCGCCGCGCCCGAGCGGGACGACCGCCTCGTCCTGGCCGCCCTCGCCGACGTTGACCAGCGTGCCGCCAGCGCGGGCCTTGACGATGCCACCGTCGGCGAGCTGCGGAATGTTCGGCGTACCGATGGTGCCGCCGCCGAAGCTCTTACCGAGGATCGAGAATGACGGGATCGTGAATTGCAGGCTGTTCCACTTACCGATGACGTAATTGATCGCGACCCGGAAACCGGCCTTGAGTCCGTCCCACATCGACGACAGTTTCGCGCGGACCTTGCCGGGCAGGCCGCCCACGAAGGCGACGAAGGCGTTGAACTTGTTCCGGATCCAGTCGACCGCTGCGCCCGCCCAGCCCTTGACCTTCGCGAGCAGGCCGTACCAGAAACCGAAGTACAGGCTGATCGCGTGCCAAACGCCTTTCGCGAAGCCGACAATCTTGCCCCAGAGCATCACGAAGAATCCAGCGAAAGGCCCGGCGAACCATGCTCCGACGCCCTTCATAAAGCCCCACACAGCGGCCCAGATCGTCTGGAAGAATTGCGTCTTCGTGGCGAGGTAGACGATCACGCCGATGAGGGCGACGACGGCCAGCACGATCCACGTGACCGGCGAAACGGCGAGAGCTGCGTTCCAAGCCCACTGCACGGCGACCATGACGCCGATCGCCGCGGCGAGCAGCCCGAGGCCGACCGCGAGGGGCGTCACCCATGACGAATTCTTCGCCAGCCACCCGAAGGTGGCCTCGATGTACGGGATCGCCTTCGCGAGCTGCTCGACGAGGGCCGCCTGCGCAACGCGCTTGAAGCCCTCCAGCTTCGTCGCGGCGTTGTCGTTGAGGGTCTTGCCCATCTTGTCGGCGGCGCCCGCGACGTCGCCGAGGCCGCCCTGCGCGTCGGTCAGGCCGCCGAGGAACTTGGGGATCTCGTGCACGCTGAGGTCTTCGAGCGGGGTGCCGAAGAGCGCGAGGGCGGCCTGAGACTGCTTGACCGGGTCCTTGATCTTGAGCAGGCCGCCGACGATCTGGTCGAAGGCCTTCGAGCCCGCCTCGCCGCCCTGGAGCAGCTTGCGGGACATCTCTTCCTGCGACAAGCCGAGCGCGTCGTAACCGACCTTGCTCGCGGCGGACATGTCGGTCGCCCGGATCCCGAATTCCTTCAGCGCGTCGCCGGTCTTGTCGATGCCGTACATGCCCTTTTCGGACGCCTTGACCAGCAGGCCGAAGGCTTTCTCGCCGGTGATCCCGATGCCCGCCATGAACGGGCCGTACTCGTCGATCGCGTCGACGAGGTCTTCGCGGACGGCGGCCGGCACGAGCTGCATCGAGGTGGTCAGCAGGTCCAGGGCCTCGGTGCCGTCCTTGGCGAGACCGGACTTGACCGCCTGACCTGCGACCTGTGCCGCGCGGGTGACGTCGAGCTCGAAGGTCTTAGCGAGGTTGAGCGACTTCGCGGTCAGGTCTTCGACGTTGGAGCTGCCGAAGTCCTCGAAGCTGGTCGTCACCGCGCCGACCGCTGTGGCGACCTCGTCCATCGACTGCCCGAAACCCTTGGCGTAGAGGTTGCCGGCGGTGACGCCGAGGTTCTCAGCTTCCTTGCCCTCGGCGCCGAGCTGCGCGGCCAGCTTGTCGGTGGCGACCTCGGCATCGAGGGCGCTGGAGAGGCCCTGGATCAGGGCGGCGCCCGCAGCGGCGCCCCCGGCGAGCGCGCCCGCCTTCAGCCCGCCCCAGGTCTTCTCCATGCGGCCCTCAATGCCCTTGGCGCCTTTGTCGACGCCCTTCGGGTCGATTCCGACCTTGATGAGCAGGTCAGCCAGTGTTGACACCCTGTGTCCCACCCATCCGTTTGTTGAGCCGCTTCGCAGCTTCGAGCATGTCGTACCCGGACATCGGTCCGGCCTTCGGCTTCGCCACCCCCCACCGCGGCATGAACGCCTCGGCCTCGTACGCTTTCTGGTTCTTGCCTCGGTTGACGTTGGCGATTGTCGCTTGCAGCATCGCGATCAGGTGGTCGAGCCGCTCGTCACCGATCGGCCCGGCGAGCCGCTCGTAGGCCGACCACTCGGTCAGCTCGCGCGAGTCGATCCGATCGAGCAACTCACTGACTGTGCAGCCCAGAGCGAGGGCTAGTCGGAAGTAGCGTCGTCGCTCTGGGCGGCGCCGAAATTCTCGGTCAGCTTGTCGACGTCGTCCTCGCTCAGGCCGGCAAGCTTCCGGCAGGCGTCGAAGAGGCGGTCGAGCGGCTTAGCGTTCTTCCGGCCCAGCATGTTCAGGTCGTCCGGGCTGAAGAGCAGGTTGCCCTGCTCGTCGACCGCGCAGAGCACGATCAGCTTCGCCCGCGCGTTGCGCAGGTTCATCTGACGGCTACCGCCGCGCTCGACGACGAGGCTCTGCTCGTACTCGTCCCGCTGCCGGCCCTTGATGGACCGGAGCCGGACGTCGCCGCCCCACTCGGGGCAGGCAACGACGTCGTACTCGGTGTCGTCGACCTCGACGATCTGATCGCGTGTCAGGAATCCCATTACGGTTTCTCTCTCCCCTATTTCTGTCAGCTGCCGGTCGGTGCAAGGGTCGGCTTGCCCGACACCTTGATCGTAATCGACCGGCCCATCTTGTCGTCGTACGGGAATTCGTCACCGACGTTGGTGAGAATGCCCTTGATCGACCACGTGTGCTCATCCTCGGTGTCCGGCAGAATGACGATCTGCCAGTTGCGCGGCACAACGTCGTCGAAGTCGTCGTCGAGGTCGTGAGTCGCCTCGGCCGGGTCGTAGTTGATATCGCAGGACAGCTCGCCGCCGTCCTTGAGGCCGCCGATGAATTCCATCCACCCGCCGGGCGAGTCGTGCGAGGTGACGTCGATGGTCTCCCGCGTGCGCTCGGGGCCGCCGATGTTGGTGACGTTGGCGATGACCTCGTACGTCGTGCCGGGGGCCGTTCCTGTGGCTCGCTTGAGCTGCGTTCCGAATCCGTCGCGACCGCTCACCGTGTTGCCTCCCTATGACAGTTGCGCCGTCTTGACGCGGAACCTGAGTACATGATGCCTGATCTCCGGGTCGGGATCAGTGAGTGCCTGGTCAAATTCGGCCCGGATACTGACGACCTTGTGCCCGTCGGCTGCAAGCAGAGCGGACATTGCGGCCGTTTGGTGGTCGAGCAGAGCCGTGATCCGGTCGGCGATCGTCTGCCCGGTCGCGTTGCCCCGCTTCCTGGTCCAGATGTGCAGGGTCTCGGTGACCTCGCGGCCGAAGCTGCCGTGGTCGTTGTCCGGGGTGCTGACGCTCTCACCGATCCGGACGTACGGCGTCGGCTGCCCTTCCTTCGGCTGATCGACGATCCGGTCGCCGGCGCCGAGCAGGCCGGCAAGGGTGGCGTCGCCGCTCAAGCGCGTGAAGATGGCCTTTTGCAGCGCGTTGATCGGGCTTCGGCTGATCATCTCCCCATCTTCCTGAGCTCGGCGTTCAGCTCGTCGGTGAAACGGTCGGGGAAGCGGCGCCGGACGTCGTTGATGACCGGCGTGACGAAGTCGTTGGCCGGGGTGTCGCTGGTCCCGTGCACCACGAATTCGGCATGCCGGGCGGTGACCGCCGCAACGCCCGCGAGCCCGCCCTTGTCGATCTCTGCCTGCACGGAGTCGCGCAGATCACCTTCCTTGACGGGTGCGTCACGGCGCAGGTCTTCGACGGCCTCGTCGGTCTCGCCCTTGACCGCCTCCCGCGCCGCCCGCTCAACGACCTCGGGCAGCCGCTTGAGTTTCTTCTCCAGCTCGGGAAGCCCCTTGATCTGGACCTTAGCCACGGCGGCCTCCCGCGCGCGCCTGCCGGTGCATCTCCTGCCGGATCATCTTCAGCTCGTCGCCGATCGCGATCAGGGCCCAGGCCTGCGCCAGCTCGGGCCGCCCGGACTTGGCGGCGTCGGCCGCCCAGGTGCGGGGGCCGACCTCGTGCGGCACGAGGTGCTCCGGACCGACCTCGTCAGGCACCGGTACCCGCCCGAGGCGGCGCGGGCGGGGCCGTGCGCTTGCGCGGCTTCGGCGGGGCGACCGCCGGGGGCGCCAGCCCGGACGGGCCACCGAAGCCGGTCTCGCCGACGATGCCACCCTTGACGACGCCGCCCTTGTTCAGGCCTGCGGCGGCCGAGGCCCGGTCGACGTCGATCCAGCCGAGCGCG